ACAACAGACCCACTAAGAATCGGTACAAGATTTAGACCAACTGCACAGCTTTTTGCTGACGGAGTAGTGGATGAGGTTGGTTTTTGGACTAGAGTTTTATCATCTTCTGAAGTATCACAATTATATAATAGTGGAGCTGGCTTAGCTTATCCTTTTAGTTCTTCAACAACAATTAAAACTATAGATGGAGTTACCCGTGCAAATGTGAAGACATTTTTAGGGGTAGCAAGTGCTAGTATTAAAACAATTAATGGAATAACGTAGAGTATGGAACCTTTAAAAAATTTACCAGTAGAAATATTTGTAGTAACGCTAGCTTGTGCTGGTGGTATCGCTCGCTATCTTAATGGGTATGCTAATGGGCAACCTTTTAAGCTGAGTGTTTTTATTGCCTCAACATTTGTTGCGGGTTTTAGCGGCTTGATGTTTTGGTATTTAGGTGTTTCAATGAATCTACCGAATCCTTTCTTGGCAATGATGGCGGGTGTCGGTGGATTTATGGGTGAGCAGTCACTTAAATACATGATGGAGATTATAAAAGAGAAAACTAAGATATAATTATTAATATGAAACACATAATTTCTTCAGCTTCAAAAATTGTTTTTATCATGATGGCACTTGGTGTTCACGCTGCTTTATTTAGTAGTAAAATCACAGGAGAGCAGTACATGGTACTCGCTGGAATGGCGTTTACGTTTTACTTTGCCAACAAAGGAGAAGCTTCTGAGCCCTACGCTGGAAAATAAACTCATACTATGTTTCCCCAAGTTAGCATCAAACACAATATCGGAAATATTATTGAGATTTCAAATCAATTGAATCCCAAGGTATTTACCTATTTGTCAAACAATTTTGCTATTGGGGTAACTACTCTTAATGTTGATAACGCTATCGATTTTACGACTGGATCAATTATTCTTCTTTTAGGCTCAATGGGCGCTGAAAACACTGAATTTGGATATGCTTCTGCTCACACAGATCAATCGTTTACTGTTACTGCTACCAAACAACCACATAACAGGGGCGACCTAGTCACTCAAATTAATTACGATCAGATTGTAATTTCAAAGTCTGCAACAATCGATGGGACATACACAACTCTCGTTACCTTACCTCTTGCTGTTACACAGCAAAAAACCATTCAATTCGATGAAGCTGGACTGAGCAGTGACTACTACAAAGTTCAATGGAAAAATTCTCTTAGTGGAGAACTGTCAGGGTTTTCTGATCCAATTAGTGTGCTTTCTTACCCGACTAATTCAGTCGGAAGTGTTATTACTCCGGTACTTAAAGCTATGGGGGTATCAGAAAATGACAATCGAATTACTTCAGAATTCTGTATTGAAGCGATTAATGATGCTCGAAAGTACGTAAATATGAAGCTTTACGGTATTCGACATGCGTGGAGATCTGAATTTGAGTATCCTCTTCGGGTACTCTCAGGTTCTAACTTCGTGAATCTTCCTGATGATATTGACTTTGATGAGTCAGATCGCTCTCTGCTTTCAGCTCGATTTATTCGCGGAAATGTTCTTGCTCCTTTTAATCTTAAGTACATCGACAAGCGCTCATGGAATCAGGTGGCTTTCAATGTAGGGGGTAGTGTAACAGTAGGAGTGACTTCTATTGCAGCCAATGAAATTAATTTGATTTCAAGTGGTGATTTTCCTTTCACTACAAATAGCGGAGTCGCGTACATTGCAACTACCGATTTTGACCAAACAATGCTTCAAATTGAATACACTGGTGTTGATTTAGTACTTAACAAACTTACAGGAGTAACTGGCATTGATCGACAAATTCCAGCTGGGACTCAAATATGGGTTACTCCAACAATAGCACAACCAATTACGTATACCGTTTTTGAAGATAAAATTGTGTTCGACAGAATTATTCCTGATTCTATGCAGGGAGCAAACTGTTACATTGATTACTATAAAAAAACAGCGGAGGTTACTGACCTCTACCAAGAACTAAAAGAACCGTATCGAGAAATCTACAAATGGTATCTTCGATACGCAATCAAGTATCGAAAGGATGTTACACTGTCACAAAGCGATCCAGACTATAAAAAGTTTGAAGAGCTTGTGCAAGCTCTGTTTAATAATCTTTATACAGGGCAAGATACAATAATTGTTACAACTTAATCATTAAATAAGTATGGCTAAATCAAATCCAAATATTCCAACAGTGAATATTACATTGCAAGACCCTGTAACGGGGTACGTTGTTCAGGGAATCGTTGAGGGTGTACCACCAGCAGGATCTGCGTACGCAGGTATCTTTGCACTTGATTGTATTCTTCAGGACTTTAACGGATCTGGTATTTACCAAAATACAGGGTCAGTTGCTATTCCGACGTGGGAGCTCCTCTCATCTGATTTCGCAACTCGTGCGATTGCTGCTCTTGGTACTGTTCAGAACAGTGCTCCGACCGCTGCGCAATTGCAGGGAGGTATTGTTACTCAGACTGGTGTAACAGGAGCTGGTGCAGTGACCCTTCCAACTGGAGCGGTACTATCAGCGGCGACTCCGGGGGTTGCTGTGGGGACAAGTTTCCAAACAGTATTCGCTAACCTTGGCGGTGGATTCAATCTCACAATCACTCCAGCCAGCGGTACAACCGTAATCGGTACTGCAGCCGTTCCATCAGGACGTACTGCGATGTTGACATTTGTTAACACCGGAACTGACACATGGAACTGTTACGTTAATCTTAGTGCATAGTTTCTCTCTACAGCGCCTCATACGGGGGGGGCGTTGTACTAGGGAAATTACCGTGAAAATATCAGCATGTCTTATCGTCAAAAATGAAAAAGATCACATCAATGATGTGATTGCTTCGCTGACTGGTGTCGATGAAATCATTGTTGTGGATACGGGGAGTATTGATAATACTGTTGAGTTAGCCAAAGCTGCTGGGGCTACCGTTTTCACTGATTACAAATGGAACGATGATTTTGCTGAAGCTCGAAACCATGCTCTTTCAAAATGCACTGGAGATTGGGTAATATCGATTGATGCGGACGAGATATTAGAAGCTGATGGTGTTGAGAAATTAAAAGCTCTTTTAGAAGAGGTCGACGGCAAAGACCTCCATCTTAGTGTCATCATGAAGCATAAAGGAAGCGGACAGGTTCATATGCTTCCTCGTATTTTTAGAAATGACGGCAGTGTGAAATGGGTAGGAGCAGCTCATGAAACCCTTAGTCCAGTACAAGCTAATCATACCAATATTGTTATTGAGTACGGATATAGTACTGCTCATGCGTTAGACCCTGATAGAATGCTTCGTATTTTAACTAATATTTATTTAAGCGGAAAAGCGACAGCTCGAGACGTGTATTATCTCGCTCGAGAGCATTATTACCGAAGGGATTGGCAGAGGGCCTGTAATTATTTCGGTTTATGTGCACATGAATCACAGTGGCCGCCTGAGCGATCTGACGCGTATCTCTACCGAGCTCGGTGCTACTTTAATTTAGGACAAGGCGATACAGCGAGAGAAAACTGCCTTAAAGCTATCGAGATTAACCCTGATTTTAAGGAGGCATTATTATTTATGGCAGACCTCCATTTTGAACCATGGAAGCATAAGTGGGAAAGACTCGCTTCCGTTGCATCAAGTGAGGATGTATTATTTATAAGAGTATGAGTCAAAACCTAACAGCAATTGAAAACATAAAAATACCCTACCCAGCGGAAGGGGTAATTAGAACTGCTCAGTTAGATGACACAGTTGCTCCTGAAAATTCTGTACAGTTAGCTGTTAATATGAACTTTGACCGTATTGGTGCTGTTCAGACTCGACTTGGTGTAGCTGAGTACGCCCCAGCTCTCACGGATCCTATTCTCAATTACGGTACTCTTCGAAACTCAATTGTTCCAGAAGGCGGCGACCGATTAGTTCAGCTTGGAGCAGTGGATGATATTGCTGACCCTGATTTCTCAGATCCAGCAATTGTAAAAGTGTCAGATACAAAAGTAATGATGTTTTGGCAGGGACTTGATAATGACGGGTTTTGTCGACTTTATGAGCTTGACGCTCGAACCGGAAGCCTTACTCCAATCGGCACTATCCTTGAATTCGACCCTGTGCAAGCAGCTGAAATCGCCGCAATCAAAATTGACGATTCAAGAGTCCTTGCAGTTTGGGCAGGTAGTGGTAACGACGGCTACGTTCAAGTGTTTGATGTTAGTGGCGATACGCCGCTTGCACTAGGTACAGCCCTTGAATTTGATACAGGGAACGGGAGAGCTGCAAGTCTTGCGCTTATTAGCGCGACTCACGTTATTTGTTTTTACACAAGCTCTTCTAGTGCAGGAGTTGCAACAGTCTTTGCTGTTGATGGTGGTGGTACAGTAACTGAGCCGGGGTCGTCACTCACTTTTGATGCAGTAGATAATTCTAACAATAATTGTGCTGCTATTGGTAACGGCACTCATTTTGTTAATTTCTGGCAACGATCAGGAGCTGGTATCGCACAAGCTTTTTCAGTCAATACTACAACGTGGGCAATTACCGCAATCGGCACAGCTTTAAATTACGAAGCCTTTATGGATGACCCTTCAATGGTTCCAGTGGGAGACGGAGAATACTTTGTTAATGTATTTTCAAGTACCAATTTAATTGCCCAAACCTTCAGGGTAAATCCAAGCACGTATGCCGTGACTGAAGTTGGAACTCCAGCAACTCTGGCTACAGGAGGCACTAACGACCAAAAGCTCGTTAGCCTCGGCGATGGAGAACATTTTCTTTCTTTTTACTGTAAGGATCTGGGGGACGGATACGCCCAGCCTTTTGCAATGGATCCTACTACATTCAATATATCAGTTGTTGGC